TTAATCCTGATATACGTGGTGATCTAGAAGTTAAAGCTAGAGGAACAGAAAGTCTTATGGCTAATGAAGTAAGAAGTCAAAGGTTAATGCAGTTTATGGGAACTGCTAGTAATCCTGCTCTTGCTCCGTTTGCTAAGTTTCAATATATAATTAGAGAGATAGCTAAGTCAATGGATTTAGACCCTGACAAAGTTACAAATAATATGGAAGAAGCTGCATTACAAGCTAAGATGATGCAGAATATGCAACCACAAAAACCTGTAGCAGGTGCTGACCCCAAAGATACTGCTGGTACAGGTGGTGGAACAATAGGAACAGGACAAGTTCCTGTACCTAATGAACAAGGATTTACAGGTAATGTTGGACAAGGAACGCAAGCAGGTGCTCCTCAAGCTCAAGGGGTTAGTGCAGGACAAACACCTGCTAGATAATTTTAATACGTATTTAGATTTACTTATTGAACAACAACACAAAGCTATGGAACATAGCGATAATGCGACTTTAATGTATAGATCACAGGGTGCTGTAGCTACATTAAGAAGATTAAAACTTTTACGAGAAGAAGTGTTAGGAGTAAAGAATGAAAAAACAAATGGAAGCATTTGATGATGGTGGACTAAAAGACGAGGGTGGTACAGTTGATCCTGTATCAGGCAACGATGTTCCGTCAGGTTCTACACAAGAAGAAGTAAGAGATGATATACCTGCACAATTAAGTGAAGGTGAGTTTGTATTTCCTGCTGATGTAGTTAGGTTCATAGGTTTAAATAGACTTATGGAAATGAGACAAGAAGCAAAGCAAGGTCTAAAGAAAATGGAAGCTATGGGTCAGATGGGTAACTCAGATGAAGCAACAGTACCTGATGACTTACCATTTAATGAAACAGATATTATAGCAGAAGATGATGACGGCAATGAAGTAGAGATGGCAGAAGGTGGATTAGCTCCGTCTTCTAAGTATAATCAGTATATGGGTACTTCTGGAATTAAACAAGCTGTATATGTTAATCCTGAAACAGGAGATGAAATACTTGTGTATTTAGTTAGTGGCACACCTGTTCCTGCTGTTCCAAAAGGATATCAGCTTAAAGGTTCGGCTAATCAAGATGCAATAAAAGAATCTCAAATAACAAATTCAATACAAGAGAAACCTATTGTAGACGAAGACCCTGATGCAGGTAATAAATACACAGTACATCAAGGGAAGATGGTTAGAATTGGTGGTGATATAACTATAACAGATGCAGATGATTGGGCTAACTTACAGGGTGAATCTATATTTGATAGAGCAGTAGATCAATCTAAAGCTCCTGCAGGATGGAACACACAAAATCAAAGAGAGTATAACGCACTAAAAGCAGAAGGATATAATGTTAAAGCTATGTGGAATGGAAGTGATTGGGATGTATATACACCTGATTTAGATGGCACAGCATACGGAACTCCGGGAAGAAGAGGATTAAAATCAAAGTATCCTGATCAAATGAAAACTATGTTTAAAGGCTTTACAAGTGGTGCATTAAATCCTATAGCTAACATAAAAGAAAAAGGTAAACCATTTACAGATATGGTATCACAAATAAACCAAAGTTATATAGATGGCTTACAAGCAGTAGGAAAGAATAAAAAAATTAAAAGTAACTTAGTGGCATCAGCAGGTAAAGGTCCGGGAAGAATAAAACCAAGACCAAAACCACCTGCTAGTGAAACAAAATTAAAGAATACACCTATTGTTAATCAAAGCAATGATGATGATGCTAAGTTTAGAGAAAAAAGAAGAGAACAACAAGAAGACAAAGGATTAAAAGGATCAGGTTTAACTGAAAAACAAATAAAAGAAACAGATGATGTATTTGAAAAAAGCACTGGCATAAGAAGATAAGTGAATTAATATTGTTCACATTGTTGGCTACTCACACCCCCAAGTGGCTACTATGACCCCAACAACAAAGGAGAAGAACATGGCAGAACAAGCACAAGCTATGGTAAAAGAAGTTAAAGCAGAAAAGAAAGCATTTATGGCAAAGCCATATAGCAGAGAAGATAAAATAAAAAAAGAAGAAGAAGAATTAAAGAAACTAGTAGAGGAGCAAAAAGGTGATTCTGAAACTAAAGAACCTGAAGCAGACGATGAGGGCACGGAGAATCCTACGAATGCTGAAGAAAGAAGTTTTAAAAAACGTTATGGCGATTTACGAAGACACTCACAAAAGCAAGCCGAAGAATTAAAAAAAGAATTAGAGAGTGTTAAGAAACAACTAGAAGCATCTACTAAAAGTGAAATTAAACTACCCAAGTCAGATGAAGACATTGAAACGTGGGCTAAAGAATATCCTGATGTTGCTGCGATAGTTGAAACTATTGCTATTAAAAAAGCAAAAGAACAAAATGAAATGCTAGAAGGTCGCATGAAAGAATATGAAGACCTAAGAGTTGAAGCATCAAAAGAAAAAGCTGAAGCAGAGTTATTAAGATTACACCCTGACTTTGGAGAGATTAGAGACAGTGATGAGTTTCACGAATGGGCAGATCAACAGCCTAAGTGGGTACAAGATGCACTGTATGAGAATAGTTCTGATGCTAGGTCAGCAGCAAGAGCAATTGATTTGTATAAGGTTGATAAAGACATAAAGCCTAAGAAGAAATCAAATGAAAAAGATGCCGCTAAAGCTGTAGATACTAGATCAGAAAAGAGTAAACCAACTACAAATGAAACAGCTTCTTATTTAAAAGAGTCTCAAGTAGAAAAGATGAGTGCTCAAGAATATGAGAAACGATCTGATGAGATAATGGAAGCAATACGTAGTGGTAAATTTATTTATGATTTATCTGGTTCAGCTAGATAAATTGTAATTTGTAGTTGACAAACAAGGATTTGTGTGTATAACTACAAGCAAAGCATAAACTAGCCCATAATATATGCAACCTAGTATATGTTTAATTAATTAGCAAATTCCAATAATACGAGAAGAACACTCTATTATGTTTAAGCCCAACCTTTTAATACGATTGCAACGTATTTAAAGTTTGCACCTTTAACAGTAGACCTCTAATAGTATGGTACTTTGCATCTGTTTAAGTAAAAGATAGGAGAATTACAATGGCTTTTACTAGTGTGGCAGGACATGGAAACTTACCTAATGGTAATTTTTCGCCAATCATCTATTCTAAACAGGTACAACTTGCATTCCGTAAGGGTTCTGTTGTAGAAGCGATCACAAATTCAGACTACTTTGGTGAAATTGCAAACTTTGGAGATACAGTTAAAGTAATCAAAGAACCTGAAATTACAGTCAAGTCATATGCTCGTGGTACAACTATTTCACCACAAGACATTGACGATGAAGAGTTCTCTCTTGTTATTGACAAAGCAAACTATTTTGCATTTAAAGTTGATGACATTGAGGAAGCTCATTCGCATATTAACTTTCAATCACTTGCATCTGATCGTGCAGCATACAGATTGAAAGACCAATACGATCAAGAAGTATTGGGCTACTTAGCTGGCTTTAAGCAATCATCATTGCATAGCAATGCTGATACTGTTAATACAACAGTAAATGGCTCTAAAGCTGTGACAACATCTTCTAGTGGTTCTAACTTAGTTGGTGCAGAATTATTGGCTTCAATGTCACTTGATTCTTCCGACTTCACACAAGCTGATGGTACTGCAGGTACTGCAAACCAAGCTATCGGACTTGAGCCAAGAGCAGGTGGAGCAACTACTGCTAAAAGTGGAACAACAGGTAATGCGTTTCCACTACAAATTATAGCACGTATGTCACGACTAATGGATCAACAAAATGTTGACTCAGCCAATAGATGGCTAGTTCTTGATCCTGTATTTATTGAAATGTTAAAAGACGAAGACTCAAGACTGTTTAATGCAGACTTTGGTGGAAACACAGGTGGTCTTCAGAATGGCATGGTAATAAATAACTTACATGGTTTTAAAATTTATTCATCTAACAACCTTCCGTCAGTAGGCACAGGTCCTGCGACAACAGGTGGTCAGAATGCTTCAAATTTTGGAATTATTGTAGCAGGACACCAGTCAGCTATAGCTACTGCTGAACAAATCAATAAGACAGAAACTTACAGGGACCCTGATAGTTTCGCTGATATTGTTCGTGGTATGCATTTGTATGGCAGAAAGATACTTCGCCCTGAAGCTATCGTGACTGCTGCATATTGCTTAGCGTAAGGGAGATTAGATTATGGCATTTGGTGATAATACACTTCAAGCAGCGAGAGGTAATTCGCAGCGTGGAAGAAACCCATATATGGTTCAAACTGTTTTGAACTGGGCTACAGCTTTATCAGACAGAGGTTCTGGTTCTCTTGCAGCCGATGATGTTATTCCTGTTATTGCTGTACCAAAAGGTCACATGATACTAAACGCAGGTATTGAAGTTGATACTGCTTCCAATGGTTCTACTTTTACAGTAGACATGGGAACTGGTGTTGACCCTGACGTTTTTGTTGATGGCTTTGATGCTACATCTGCAGCAGGAGTGGTAGCACAAAATCCTGCAGCGTATCAGCCAGTCATGGCTGTTGCTAACGATAACATTGATGTAACAATTAAAACACTTTCAGGTGGTGCAGTTACTTCAGGTAAGTTTCGTATTTGGGCACTTCTTATGGATTGTTCAGATATGGGTAGCGACATGACTGCTGACGAAGTAGACAGAGATACATTAGCGTAACTCACACATAATAGAGGGCAGGGAAACTTGCCCTCTTATAACTAGGAATTTATTATGACAGTTGAAGTGAAAAGAAGAATAAACGCATTTGTAGATTTATCTACTACTGATCTTACAACACTTTATACTTGTCCTACAAATAGAACAGCATTAATTAAAGAAATTTTTATATGTAATGTTGATACTACAAATAGTACAGACATTACATTAGCAATCACAGACACATCAGCTTCTACTACTTTTAATTTAATTAAAACTAAGACAGTTGCTAATGATGACTTTTTAAGATTAGATAGTGCAGACATTATATTAGAGTCAGGAGATATAATAAAGGCACAGGCAAGTGCGGCAGACGATTTAGAAGTGTCTGCATTTATAGAGGAATATCCTGACCCAATGAGGTAAACATGTCAATCACGACTGCAATGACAACATCTTTCAAACAAGAGTTACTTCAAGGCTTACATGACCTTGATGGACACACTCTTAAAATAGCGTTAATTAAATCAAGTGAATCAGGAACATACAACGCTGCATCCACAAATTATTCAGACATAACAGGCAATTCAGATGAAGCATCAGGTACAGGGTACTCTAGTGGTGGTGCAACTTTGAGTAGTGTTGCTATAACAACAAGTGGTACAACTGCCATTGTAGACTTTGCAGATGTTAGCTTTAGTAACTCTACTATATCTGCATCAGGTGCAATGATATATAATTCAAGTGCAGGCAATAGAGCAA